AGGATCAAAAGGTGTAAGATATTTAGTTACTATATCCTCTAAATCAGTTAACTTTTCATCCCCTAAAGTATTAGCAACAGATACAAAATTATTACCAAATAATTGTTTATAGGGAGCATGATTTTGAGTTACACTTTTCCATGTTCTCATTACTATAGCAGGAGCTAAACTTCTATCTTTTCCTCCTGATTTTTCGAATCTATCTTGGTTTTGTTTTAAAGAACGTTCTAAGTCAGTATAAACATAAAGCATAAATACTTCATAACCTGCTTTTTCTAATTCGTCCTTTAATTTAGATGTTTCTTTTAATGAGGCACCTGTACCATCTAGTATAAATGATTCTTTTCCTCCTATAGTATTTGCTAAATTACCTTTAAATTCTTTATTAGCCGCGGCCATTGCCTTAGCTTGATTACTTCTTTCTTCAGGAGTAGCATTTTTTAAATCTAACGTTATATTAGCTTTTTTTAACATAGGGACATAAATGTCGTCTACGTTTAATACTTTTAAACTTCCTAAGTCTAAACCCCTTAAGATATACCCTTTTCCTGCTCCAGGAGCTCCTGCTAATATAATAGCTTTAGGTTTACCTTGTATTTCTTTTAAAATATCATATAGTTTCATAAAGAGTATTTGTTATAAATATTACAAATCTCTTTTAGCTGTGGTTCGGAATTCAGTAAAAGCAGGTTTATGATTTGGGTTTTCTATATCAAATAGAGTACGAACTGCCCTATAAATGTTTAAATTATCTTCTTGGGTTCTTTTTGATTCATACATTTCCCATCCTTTACCTTGGATCTTATCTTTTTTAGGACCTCGTTTAGAAGATTTTAACCATAACACCCCTGTGCGATCTACTTTTTTACCAAAACATTCCTCAAAACATTTAGCGTACATAGCAGTTTGTAAATCATATGTTGTTTGAAGATGGTTAGATGTTTTAAAGTCTATAACCCATAATTCTCCATTAATTTCACAAACCATATCACAGGTTCCTGCTACTTTTAATTCATCTGAGAATAGATGGATTTCAGCTTCAATAAGTGTAGGTTTATATTCTTCCCAAAAATCAACAAAGCGTAAAAACATTTGCCAAACATTAGGGGCATACATAGGAATACCATGTTCTAAAAATGATAATTTTTTACCATTAAGATAATCTTCAATCATTTCGTGTACTTGTGTACCCTCTTCTGAGGCTCTTTTAACAATATAATCTGCTGAGTATCCTACTTTTTTTAACCAATCTTCAAAGAATTTACCTTTAGGGTAATGACTTAATACATAAGTTACTGAAGGGTAGTATTCACCATTTCTTTGATAATATCTTCCATCTGGGAGGGTGATTTGTTTGTGATCATCCGAGATTTCAAGGATACGACCAAATTGTTTTTTAATTTGTTTCATAAGGCTAATTTTTTAGCCAAAAGCCCCGATAAAGTTAATGGGGTGGACTTTTGAATAAGTTCAGTAAAAAGTTTGAATCCTAACTCACTAGGGTCTTTATCGTTCATTTCCAATAAATGAACCTCTTTGCCCTCATTCATAAACTTTTCACAAAATTTAATTGCAGATTTTATAGCATCACTATCGAGTGCTATATATATTTTTTCAACTTTAGAAGAAACGATTTTCTTCATTAGATTAGTTTGTATATTTTTTCCTAACAGTGGTATTGCATTCCTTTTGATGGCTATGGCATCAAATGGTCCTTCGCACAATACTAACGGGCTATTCCAGTTTATAAACATTTCAAATGGCACAATATCACGAGATACTGATGGGTTTTTATATTTACGGAATGGTTGTTTTTCAAAGCTTCGAGCAGTAAAATAATTTAAATTCCCTTTATAATCGTATGAAGGAATAATAATCATATTTCTATATTCTCCTTCTTCACAATACCCCATATGATATTTAATCATATCTTCCATTGTAACTCCTCTTTTCTTTAAATAAGATAAAGCATGTCTAGCCATTAGACTGGTGGGGTTATCAATAAAAGGGGTATATTCTTTAGGAAGATGTAGATCGTTTTTAACTATTGTTTCTTCAACAAATGATCCTTGAGGAATTAATCTTTTAGCTTCTTCAATTTTATCGTATGCCTCAATCTTTTTAAGAAGATTAGGGATAGTTTTACCTCTAGTATTACAAACCCAACAGTGCCAAGGATTATGTCCCTTTTTATTTTCTGTAAAATTCACCTCCATTTTAGGCTTATGGTGTTTACAAAACGGACAGTGGTAAGCATGATTACCTCTAGATGTTTGTTTACCTTTGCCTAGGACAGAGTCCATTAAAGATACTAGTAACTGATTTACCATTAATGTAAATATACGAATTCTAATTTAGGAATCAAAGTCTGATGTGAAAAATTTTCCTAATATATTATCGTTGTAGTATATATCTGGGTTTTCTAATACTTCAAGCTGGAAAAGATATTTAGTTTCTAGGTATGTAAGATGTTTTTTATTAGAAGCTGTTTGAATAATTTGTTTTTTCAAATTTTCTAGTGTAACTTCTCCTTTAGTAATTTGATTTTTAAGATGTTTATTGGAACCATAATATTTTTTCCAATCGCTTTCTTTTTGAACTATTTTAAATGTCTTCCTTCTCCCACGTCCTGTCTGTTCTGAAAGTTCGACTTTAGTGAGTTTTTTCTTTTGATTGTGGTATAAAACTTTTTTACCCACATATTTTTTCCCCTCGGGGGTAATCACTTCATATATAAATCCAAACGTATCCGATGGAAATTGTGATATATCTGTGATTTCTTTTCCATTATATAACCAATTCATATTTTATTTTTTGTTGGAGTTTCTATATTTTATAGAGCTGTTGTTCCTAACACCCCAGCATTTGTTACAGTTACTGCAAACTTTGACCCATCTGCTGATGTTAAGATAAGTCCTGTAGCTTTTCCTTCAAATACTAAACTACCAAAAGCTTGGCTATCATCCCCTCTAATACCACCCACTGTATTACCACTTCCCCTTTGGAATATCATATATTGAGTAGTATCTGCAGATCCAAAATTTTGGGCATCAGTTCCAGCAGTACTATCATATTCAGGGGTACTAATATTTAATCTATTTATAATACCTTGAGGTTTAGAACTATTATTGTTTTGGAATCTGGCAATTTGTTCACCATTCTCAGTTGTTTTAACCACAGCAAAAGCTTCTTTTTCAAGAGAAGTTCCAACAGTAACTTGCCCACTAGAACTCATTATTAAAATTCCATTGAGAGTTGTATCTGTAGGAGATGTAGCGTACCCTATTCTAAATTCGTTACCATCAACTGTACCTTGATCACCAAACATTATTTGGGGATGTTGGGACGTATCGCAACCTATTTTAACAAAATTATCAATCCCAGCTTGAACTAAAACATGAGGATCACCACTTCCTGAAATGTGAATAATTTCTACAGGTGTAAAATCTGTAGGAGCCGAACCTTCTGCTAAAGCTAAAAAATTAGAAACTTCTCTTATTTTAGTTGATACACTAGCATTAGGTGCAGAACCATTTAAAGTAATCATACCATTATCTGTAGTACCTGTAAGAGTTAAAGCACCATCTGCACCTGAGGTACCACTTGAACCTGAAGTACCTGAAGAACCTGAAGTACCGCTTGAACCTGAGGAACCGTCTGCACCTGAAGTACCTGAAGAACCTGAAGTACCGCTTGAACCTGATGAACCTGATGAACCTGATGAACCTGAAGAACCATCTGCTCCTCCTGTTTGAGTCCTTACAGAACCACCTTGTAATACTAATATAGTATTTTGACCTGTAGTAGAATCTAAATCTGAAAAAGTTACTGGACCTTCTACTGAAAGACTTCCACTTATACTTATATCATAATCTTCAGCTGCCGTTAAAGCATCTACAGATTGGGTAACTTGGGAAGCAAATAAAGTACTTCCATCTGCAATTCCGGTATTTGATAATGTTTTTGCCATGTTATCTGTCTATATTGATAAATATTGTAGTATCTGTAGTTTGTGAAGTTGGTAAAGGTTGAGATAATTTACCTACTGCTATTAATTCTTGATCTTCATTATATAATCCTACAGTAGTAACAAAAGGTGAAAAGCTATCTGTAGTAACAAAACTTTTATATTCTTCACTCCCAGAGTCATATGAATTATTACGGAGGGTTGGGTTTAAAGAATAATTAAATTCATTAGTTTTTAAA